CCACTCGCTACCGGTGAGGGGGAGGGGGCAAGGGTGCCTCGTCTCCGCGCCCGCATGACGCACCCCACGCGCACGCCTAGCCGTATGACACCGGGCCTCGAGCCCCGCCAGCACCCGACACGGCCCTGCCTGTCCAATTCCCATACGTTCGTTTGAGTTTTGTACGGAGCCCGTAGAAAGGCCTACAACGCGCTGGAAGGGTGCCAGGCTATGTCCGGTCATCCTTGCCCCCGGTCGTGCGCTGTAGGCGATCCTGGCGCGTTCTGGGCGGTGTCATACACGCCGTCGACGATGCGGTCGGCGTTCAGGTTGATGACCGACTCGAGCAGCGATGCCAGGCGAGGCGGCGGCAGACCCTCGGCCTTGTGCCGGTCAAGCACCTCGTCGATCAACGCGCCAATCCGATCAACGTGAACATATTGATCGACAACTTGCATCAAACCTTCACACTCCTTGTCTACCTGATACCCCCTAGTCTTTAGACTGATTGCACAACCCTTGAGTTGTACCTGTTCAGCCTCTTTGCATTGCGCACTCTTAAGTGCATTTTGGGAGCCCTTCTTGAGCCCTTGTCGAATCCGCTTGGTTGCGATGGTTTCGCCGTTTGCTGGCATGGTGTAGCTCCTGGTTGATGTTGCGCCGGTGGCCGGCTTGATGGCCCCTGCGAGCATCTTGGCGATGAGCTCGCGTTGCTTGGCCGGTGGGATTGACTGCATCTCTTGCTCCGCTTTGACGATGAAAGGTGGACGGCAGTCCTCGTGCGTGCTGGCGATCGAGATCGCGTCCTGGGTGTTGATCGACGGGTCGTAGATGATCCGCACGGTGTCGGCTGAGACGCCCTTCCAACCCTTGCGGATGACCTGGACGTACCCGGCCTTCTTCAGCTGCTGCATGTGCCGGCTGATGACCTGCTCGCGCTGGCCGGTCATGCTGGCGATCCGCTTCTGGCTGACCCATGTGATGCCAGCCCTGTTGCACCAGGTCGCCAGCTTGCCCAGCGTCCTGATCGCGCCATCACAGACTCTCCGGTCAAGCAGGGCCGCAACCGGGATCGGTGCGAGCGGCGACCGCCTGCGCTCCGGTTGCTTCTGCTTGATCATCGGCGGCCGCTTGGGCACGCGAACCTCAGTCATCCCCGTCCTCGAGCCAGCCCGCACCCATGCCACGCGGCATCGGCGCCCATGCGATCACCCGCGGCCGGTCGATCGGGCTGCCTGCGCCCGCATCACGCCAGAGACGGCGCTCCCGGTCATACCAGCCGATCCAGACCTCAACCGGGTGGTCGAGCTCCACCAGCACCGTCTCATCGTCTGCCGGCAAGTGCTGCCGCGCCTTGCGCCACAGAATGAGCTCCTGCATCACTGGTCTGGCCATTGCGCTCCTTCCACAGTCTCAGCATCACCGCCCGCAGCTGCTCCGCTGCACGCTCCCCACGCACCCGCTGCACCTCGAGCAGGTAGCGTCGCTTCGTCCACCGTTTCGATCTCGGGCCAACACTGTCGGGCAGCCGCATGGCCCAGGTCGCTTCGCAATAGAGCCGGTACTGCTCGCTGTGGTTGCCCACCTGGCGGCCGTCCGGCAGCGTCACCAGCCTCGCGTTGTCGTGTACGTTCCCGCAGCCCATGCATGCAAGTGCCGCATTGCCACCTTCGATGCCTTCCACCGTTCAAGATCCTCCACGCGCCGCCCTCGATCGGGTTGCGCTGCTGACAATTGCTGCACCACCTCGGGCTGTCGCTCACTCGAGCACCTCGTGCATGTAGACCTCGACGCCAGGCTCGGTCGAGTACGCCTTCGTCACCGTCAGCCGGGTGACCTGCTTGTCGTCGATGTAGGCAATGCCGTTGCAAGCGTCCAGGACGGCCTTGGCGACGTTGTCGAGGTCCGGCTTGCCCGGCACCGCCTCGCCGTTCAATGCGGCCACCTGGCGCTTCACAGTCCAGCTGACAGGCACACCGACCCGGATGTTGATCCGCACCGCCATCGGGTGCTCTGACGGCTGCCAGGTACCCATCGCTGACCTGCAGGCCTCGCCCACCAGGCGCTCCCATACGACCGTCTTCGCCGGCGTGTACATCCGCGGCCGCCCGCCGATCGTGCTCACTCGAGGCCGGCCCTTGCCGACCGCCTGGCCCTCGACCGTGAAGTAGACCGCCAAGCTCATGCTGCGGCCCTCATCTGCTTGATGAGCTCGATCCGCTCACCGATCCAGCGCATGACCGGCACGGCCATGCTATTGCCCAGCGCCTTGTAGCGCGGGCCGTCAGCCGCAGACTTGCCGCGGTAGGTGATGAGCGTGTACCCGTCCGGGAACCCCTGTAGGCGCTCGCACTCGACGGGCGTCAGGCGGCGCACTTGCATGGATTGTGCAACCGCCATCTGGCCACCGCCGTTTGCATGGCTTTCGGCGTGCCCCATTGCTCGCAGCGTAGGTGACAGGTCTGCGGTCGCATCGGCGCCGTAGTCTTTCGCACTGAACGCCACCGCTTGCGTGCTGCTGTCGGTGTCCAGCGGGCCCGTGCGATCTGCCCATGAATCTGGGTCTTGTCTGGCATTAAATCCGACCACCGGCTGAGTGACCAAATCAGTCGCATCCTTATAATCCCGCGCTTTCATGGCGCTGGCAGTGCCATCATCAGCGTACTCGCCAAAAGAAACCATGCGGTGTGTTGTTACCGTAGCGGTGGGCGTTCCTGCGCCGCGACTGCGGCCAAGGCTTGCTTCAATTGTTCCGGCAATTCTTTTTCCCGCTTCTCTGCTCGGCGCAGAATTCCAGCACAGGCCTTCGGCGACAGGAAAAAGCGCGGCGGCACCGGCCCAGTTTCGAGCACCTCGGACAGCGAGCACAAAGACCCGCCGCCGGCGTTGGGCCACTCCAAAAAATTGAGCATCGAGAACGCGCCAGGCAACCGTGCGCCTCGGCCCAGAAACCACGCCTGCACTTGGCCATCCTCGCTCTGCTGCGATGGGCTCACTCGCTCCGCAAAGTCCTGCCAGAAAGCATCCAAAGGCGTTGTCGCGTGAACTGAGGACGCCAGGGACGTTTTCCCAGAGCGTCCACTCCGGGTCGAAGTGATCGGCAATCTGGCAGAACGTGAGCGAAAGGTTGCCTCGAGCGTCTGCGAGCCCCCGCCGGAGTCCGGCCACGCTGAATGCCTGGCAGGGGGTGCCTCCGACCAGAAGGTCAACTGATCCAATGCTCCACTCCTCGAAGCGAGTCATGTCTCCGACGTTCGGCACGTCGGGGTAGTGGTGTTGCAGCACTGCACTCGGGAAAGACTCGATTTCGCTAAACGCGGCTGGCGTCCATTCGAGGTAATGCCATGCAACCGTAGCGGCTTCGATGCCGCTGCAGACCGATAGGTACTTCAACGCCTGCCGCCCAGCATCCGGTCGATCCGATCGCGCACGTCGCTGTACCGCGGCTGCAGGTGCTCCCGGATCAGCGCGTCGATCAGGCTGGCCTTGCTGCGCCGCTGGTCTGTCGCCGCTCGGTCGAGTAACTCATAGGTGGCCGGCCGCAGCCGCACCAGAAACGCCTTGTTCTGTTCGCTCATGTTCCCCTCATCTGGAATCGCTACGATACCAGTGACTTGGGAACTGGACTAGCCTGAAGTCAAGGACTTGCATTAGGGTTTCCCCTAGTTGCTCAGTACCGTTTGGGTTGTTGACAGGCCAAAAAGACCGGCGTACAGTTCCGGTCATGCGCTACCGCAACGGTATCGCTCAACCACCGAGAAACAGGAGTTGATGATGACCAAGCAAGAAGCCATCCGCCGCGCAGAAGCCGCCCGCCACGCTGCCAAACTGGCCCTGGCCCGCCACGCACTCTACGCCAGCACCTTTGGCGGCAGCGACAAGCTGGCCCAGCGCGCCATGCTCGAGCACGATGTCGCCATCGAAGTGCACAACAAGTGGATGGATGTCGCTTACCTGCACCCCTCTACCCGCGCCAAGCTGCTCCGCAATAAGTCGCTGCCAGCCTTCATGTTTGGTTACAGCGTGGAGGCCTGATCATGCGCACCGCTGCCTTCATCGCCCTGGCGGCCGGCTTCGGTGCCGCCGCCGCAACCGGCTCACCCTGGGCGCTGCTGCCCGTTCTGCTGCTCGCCCCGTTCGTCATTCGTTGATCCCAGAAAGAGGACGCCATGACCAAGTTCGTTGCTTACTTCCGCGTATCCACCGAGCGCCAGGGCCAGTCCGGCCTTGGCCTCGAGGCCCAGCAAGCAGCTGTGAAACAATACGCCGACTCAATCATTCACAGTTTCACTGAGATCGAGTCAGGCAAACACGATGACCGGCCCCAGCTGCAGGCTGCCATCGCAATGTGCAAGCGCAGTGGCGCTGCCCTGCTGATCGCCAAGATCGACCGCCTCTCACGCCAGGCTGCGTTCCTGCTGACGCTCCGCGACTCTGGCGTGCAGATCGTCGCCGCCGACATGCCGCACGCCGGCACCCTCGAGTTTGGCATCCGCGCAGTGGTCGCCCAGCATGAGCGCGAGGAGATCGCCCGCCGCACCAAAGCAGCCCTGCAGGCCGCGAAAGCCCGTGGCGTGAAGCTCGGGTGCCCGACCCCCGAGATCGGCAGCGCCGCCGGCATTGCCGTCATCCAGGCCCGCGCCAGTGCCTACGCTACACGCCTGGCGCCGATCGTGGCCGACATCAAGCGTGCCGGCTGCACCACCCTCCGCGAGATCGCTGCAGCCCTTCAGGCCCGCGGCATCTCCACCCCCCGCGGCGGCACCAACTGGGCGCCGTCGCAAGTTCGCAACCTGCTGGAGGCCTGCAATGCGTGATAGCAAACCCCTGTCGAAGGTTCCCATCGGGAACAACTACCATCCCGAGCACCGCCCGAAACCAACCTGGGAGGAGCTCGAGATTCAATATTGGCTGCTCCGCAAACCCGGCAAGCGCCGTCTGTCTGACGGGTTCATCGCGGTTGTCTGCATCGTTGCCGTCGTGCTGCTGGGGCTCGCGCTATGAGCCTCGACGGTCGGACAATCAAAGAGACGCAGCTGGGCCTGTTCGAGGTGCAGCATGGTGAGTTGCTCGAGCGGTGTCGGGCAGCGGCTATCGTGTACGCACGCCGGCACGGTTTCGTCAGTATCAATGAAGTACGCGAGGCGGTCACCCTGCCGCCTGGCACTCACCCTAGCCTGCTGGGCGCGGTCTTCCGCACCCGACAGTTCCGCGCCATCGGATACACCGAGGCGCTTCACCCCGCGGCTCACGCTCGAGTGATCCGCGTCTACGCCCTGAAGGAGACCTCCGATGGTCAGTAAAGTCACTCCGAACACGATGATGAGCGCCAGCCGGCTCCCGGCGCTCCTGGGCCTGTCGAAGTATCGCAGCCCCAACGATGAGCTCACTGCCACGATCAGCGCCCTGCGCGGCGAAGACTGGCCCGACATCGGCAATGAGGCAATGGCCTGGGGCAACCAGTTGGAGCCCATCATCCTGCGTGAGGCTGCCCGCCGGCTCGAGCTCACCGACCTGATCACCGAGCACCCGGAGCCGTTCTTCCACCGCGACTTCCCGCTGGCCTGCAGCCTGGACGGCAGCGCCGATGGCCGAGGCCAGGTGCTGCACACTGACCCCGATGCCGGCATCTACGTCGTCGGCCAGGACAGCATCCAGCTTGACGGCCTGGGCGTGCTCGAGGCCAAGCTCACCAGCCAGCCAGCAGAAGACATGCCGCCGCTCTGGCGCGGGCCCATCCAGTTGCAGGCGCAGATGGCCATCTTGGGCGCGAAGTGGGGCTGCATCGCCACGCTCTACCAGGGCACCGAGCTCCGGCTGTTCCTGTTCGCTCCGCATGAGCAGACGCTGGGCGCGATCCGCTCTGCCTGCGAAGACTTCCAGCGCCGGCTGTTGCACTGGAAGGAGACCGGTGCGGTCGACTTCTACCCGCCGCAGTCGAGCAAAGACGCTGACCGCATGTACCCGCAGTCAGAGCCCGAGTCGATCGTCTACCTGGATGACAGCGCCCAGGAGCTCGCGATG